TAAATGTATTACCTGCGGAAGCTGAATGATGTTTTATTACTTTCAACATAATTTACTCCTTTCTATGATTATTAATATTCAAAAGTACTTAAGTTGTACTTATAACATATCCCTTGATACCCTCAAGGGAAAAAAAGGTATAAGATCTAAAGATGAGTATAAAATATACAATCTTTCTATTTTATTATCTTGGCTATTAAACCCTACCAAAAGGTATGGGGTTAAGAGCCTTATTGCACGATTTCATGGTTGTAAACATAAAAATCGAGTCTATAGACTATCTAAACTATATAAGTCTAATTCACGTTTTAAAAATTTTGTAGACACTAACTTAACAAAATATGAAAAAACTAGAAAAACCTGAACTTGTAGAAACAATAATAGATAAGAAGAAAGTATGGTTAAACATACGTGAATCTCGTCTATTATATATGTTTCATCGTAGGTTAGTATCCTGGGAAGAATACGAAGCAGGATCTAGGTATCGTTTCATGTGTGAATTACAAGCAGGAAATTCTGGAAATACTTTAAAAGAAAAATTAGATGGCTGTACAACTGATTTCATTCCACTTCAAATAGGTGCAGCATTAGCCGTTAAAGAAGTAGATGAAGAAATAGGCGAACACCTTGCCAAAATTATGAAGTTATTTTGTTGGTTTAATTATGGTATAATTGAAATAGCAGATCGTCTAGGAACATCAGAACGTAAAGCATCTAATTATGTACATGAAGGACTAGCAAGATTATCAGTTTATTATGGGTATAAAAAAGTCAGAAATACAATCAAAGGACAAGGAACTAAGGTTAAAAGACAAAAAGTATCTTAAATGGATAGCAAGCCAAGCTTGCATTCTTTGTCAAAATACTCCTTGCCAAGCTCACCATATAACCTATGCTCAGCATAGAGGCTTTAGCCAAAAAGTAGGTGATCAATGGACTATACCCTTATGTTTTTTACATCATGATCAGCTACATAGATGTGGCTTATCTGAACGCAACTTCTGGTTAAAAATAGAGATAGACCCACTACATATAGCAGAAACTTTCTATAAACATAACAAAGATATGTGGAAAAACCCTGATTTCTTCTATGATGACTCAATGCTTTGGATTATGGTTTATAACAAACTTGTACCTAAGATTAAGAAACACATTGACTTTATCATGCAACCCAAATTAAAGAATATAGTATCCTCGCCAGAGGTATGAAAAAATTATGGTTAAAATATTAAAATTTCCGTTCAAAAAGGTTAGATATTCTGAGAGTTTTCTTAGAAAAGTAGATCCTAATAAAATAGGAGACTTTATTTCTAAAGAGCATCCAGATCTTTCTATTAGAGCTGCTGATGCTATGGCATTAGCTGTAATTTATTCTACTTATCTATCATTGGTATTTGAGGAAGAGGGAAAAAAAGTTCCTGTAGATGTTATGAATAAGTTTGAAAATAACGATTATGAAACATTCATCTGGAACAATGACCCAAAGACGCTACACTAAAAAGAAAAAGAAACCAGTTACTGAGTTTCCTTATAAACCTATTAAAGATAAATTAACCTGGCATGATGCACAATCTGATACTGGGTGGAAGTCTAAAGATAGCATGGACAGATTAAGACCTGCAATCTCTAAGACTAAAGGATGGATCTATGAGGAAACTGATGAGTATATTAAAACATTTGGAACATACTCTATAGATCCTGAAACCAAAGAAATTGAATTTGGGGAAGTACTTTGTATTCCTAAGAATTGGATTTAAATTTTAAAGGACACACCATTAAGGCAATTAACCAACCTTGTCGACACTTGCGTGCTTATACGACTTAGAATATTCCTAGTGTGAGGTTGATGTGTCCATCAAAATTTAGCGAACCAGGCAGTCTCCTACCTGGCTCTATCTATTAACTACTAAGTCGATGCTCTAGAGTCTTCAATCTTCTATTCACTAATAGAATTTTGTAATTCTTTAAATTTGATTAGAATCTTCTGTTCTATTATTATATTGTTTTTCAGGTCTATGAACAGGATCCTTTTCTAATGGATCAGTAAAAGTTTCTTCTACTGTCTGTCCACCTAATTCTATAATTCGTTTTTTTGTAGAATTAATTTCAGCTTTAACATGATCTTTTGCGTGTTCTAACACACTAACTAATTTTGGAAAATTCGTAGGATATATTCCATAAATAGTTAAATCATTAATTGCTGTCGCTACTCTTTGAAGTCCTCTTTGACGCTTTTCTAGTCTGAGTACTTCGCTGTCTGGAGTTATTTCCATCTTCCATCTCCTTTATTTTACGTTTTAGTTTATCTATTTCTAACTGCTTAGTCGCAACCATTGCTCTAAGAGTTTTTTCGTTTCCATTGTTCATTTATTTGTCCTTCCATTATTTCATTTAGATATTCTGCTCTAAATTTATACTCTTTTAACCATTCCTGAATTATTAATGAATGCTTATCATATAAAAATCCACATGCTATAGCATTACTTAACACAGAAATAGATTCTTTACAATCAGCTAATTCCTCTTTGGTTTTAGCCATTTCTTCAGCTGGATTAATTGTTATCATAATATTATTGCTCCTGTTGCAAACCCAATTGTAAACCATACAATTTCAGTTCTATTATGTAAATGCCATATATGAAATCTAGTTATATATTTTTTCATATTTCACCTGTTAAAACCTAGTAAATGAATTATAAGGATCAACAGTATTATCTACCTTAACAATCATAGGATTTTGTTGTCTTCTCTCCATTGGAACATGACAGTCATACTTTTCACCAAATTTAAAATCGTCCATAATTTGAAAATCTATTGCCTTTTCTTTTAGGTCATTAGATCGTTTTAGTTCTGCTAATAGTTCTTTTAGTATTTTCATATTTCACCATTCTTTCTTAGTTTATCAACTGATTTATTAATAACTTCTTTCATCTTGTCATTCTCTCTTAATAATTGATTATTAAGAACTCTAAGATCACCATTCGTTTGTGCATGAGAATCATTAATGTTCATTAGATCTATGATCCTTCGATCTTTATCTCTAATTTCTATACTATAATTTTCATGTAAAATAGTTATCTCTTTTTTAAGATATTCTACTTCTTTACGTAGATCTTCAATCTCTTTTAGATTTTTCATTAGTTTATTTTCCTTTTAATGTATTTAGCTACTAACTCGACCCATCTAAACCATTCGTTTATATAGTGTCTTCGTTTACCTTGACGTTCTTTCTCTACAACTCTCAAGGCTTTGTCAGTAGCTTTATTTAACACTCTTAATTGTTCATCGTTTTTCATATTATCCTATTTCAAAACCTCCACTATTTAAACAAAACTCAGCAAACTTTTTTACATTTGATGCACTAAATGGATAACTAGTCATAGTAAATTGTAATCCACCTCCCATTTGAGCTAATGTAGACCATCGTTTATAATTTACAGGATCATGTATTTTCATATCACCTGGACAAGTTATTAAACCATCTGATTTATCAACTATATTATCATATAAATAATTACCTGCTTTATCACAAAGTTCATTAAACTTTTGTTTTGGTATGACATCTGCTTTATAGTCTTTCTCTATCTTTTCAGCATGTTCCATATTCTTTAATAATGCTTTACCAATTTTTTCTGTAAGAACATCAGTAGTATCATAAACATAATTCCATAGTGGTCTCCAGAACCATACATTATTTCTAAAATAAGTACCTACATTTTCATCTTCGTATTTATTTTTAGCTTCAATAAATTTATCTTTTTCTTCTTGAGTAGCTTTACCCCAATCTAATTCTTCTGGTTTAACACTACCTTCTTTTATCTTTGGATTTAATCCATATACATCCATTCCCATTTTATATCCTTTCAGTTTGAGGGCTAAAGCCCTACACTAGATAGGGCTTAAGCCAGTTTATTTAAGCAACTTTAGTATTCTTTTCAGATTCAGATATCTCTTCAAGTTTCTTCGCAACTTGTTTAGCATCTCTAATCTTATCTAAAGCAGCATTTGTTGCTATGAATACAGTAGCTAACATAGATGTTTGATTAAACTGTGGTAACTGTTTGTATCTTGGATCTTTACTTACCATTTCATAAGTTTGGAAGTATTGTTCCATAAACCATCTAGTCATTCCACCAGTTTTTTCAGCCACTCTGTCTTTCTGACTTGGTTTCATACCATTCTGCGTCTTCGACTTTTCCATTAGCATCTCCTTTCTTTCTTATTTCAAACGGAAACTCTAATTTAGCAGGCATATTCTTTTGAATACATCTACTTAATCCAATTAGAGCCCTAATAGGAAATGTAAATGATGACACAAGTGTATCACCTACTTTTTCTATTCTTTTCATATTGCTCCTTTCGTTTACGTAAACGATGAACTTTCTTCATCGTATCTGACCACTCTTGATCAAATTCTTTCGTTCCAGGAATTGGATCAACATCTTCAGTGAGCCAATTCCAGACTTTTCTTATTGTTACAGCAGAAATGCTATAAGCAATAAATCGAACAAAATTAAAAATTCCATTCATTCTACTCCTCTCTATTCGTCATAACATTATATAACCTTTCGGTTCTACGTTTATAATATTTATCAGCAGATATTTCAGCTTTCTTCCACATCTCTTTAACCTGCTCATATTCACGAGGTATAGCTCTATTATTTGGATAATCTCTTTGCATCCATTCATCTAACATCACATCAGAATCTGCATACATCATAGTTATATCCCATTTATTCTCTTCACATATTCTCTGTAGATCTTCAGCATATATCCTATTTACACATTTCTCCATCTTCTGATACTGTTGAAAAGAAACACCAATAATATCACCCATTTGGGTTTGTGTTAATCTAGACCATATTCGGTGTGCTATCAAATTCTTTGCTAGCTTTTTTGCTATGTCTAAATTTCTTTCGTCTCTCTTCGATCTTTTTGACATTGTCTATCTCCTTTCCATATAATTGTTTTAAGACAAGTAACTCTCGCTTGTCGGAGGTACTTGGCTTAGTCACTACTCTTACCGATGGCTTCCCATCACGCATTATCTTGACCAATTGTATCCATCCCTTCTTCGGATATAATATTTCAAGATGAATAAATCTAATGAGATATCTCTTCCACCATGTAATATGTTCTAATTGAATAGAACCTGTAAATGGCTGATGATACATCACTCTTATCACTCTACTTAAATTGATAGGTCTCTCTTTAAATCTATTCTTTAATATCACTCTATACATATCTCCTCTTTGGTATATGTCTATAATTAATATCAGATAGCTTATAGTAATTTTTATTATAAAATTTCCATCTACCTTTACTGATATGTTTAATAGGATGCCATACTTTCTTTCTAAAGTCATATATTCCATATTCATGATGAATATATGCCCATGGATCTTTAGCTTGAACTCTACTAAATCTTCGTTTTGAGTATGTTCCTCTTCTGTTCTTATATATTTTCATCACTCTATCCTTTTTTTTTCCATATAAATAGTTCAAGATACTTTTGATATACTGTTCTTTTATCAATATAATCTTTACCTTCTTTTTGCTTTCTATCTTCACAAGACATACATCTATCAATATTACCTTGTCCTACTACTTGCATACAATCACCACAGTCTTCACACATACTTCTGCAATAGTCTTGATTGCCTACTGCATACCAGCAATTACATTTTTCATTCACATTACACATTATACTCATAAAACCTCTCTATATTATTTATTTAATATTTTTTCAGGACTACGCCTAGAGGGAGATCGAGACGCAGTCCTTGATTGACATTATTTAGTCAATTTTGCTAGTATTTTCTCAAGCATTTCATCTTGCTTGTCCAATCTAGTCTTCAACACTTTAGGTATGAAGATACCATTCTGTATCTTTTGAACATAACTCATACCATTATTAATAGCTGATTTACTCACATCTTTAGCAGTATCAACTACTGATTGTTTATTTGACATATTCCCTTTCTGTTAATATTATTTACGCTAGTAATAATAATATTAACTATTTACTTAAATGAGTCTATATGTGCTTTGGCTAAACTTAAACCAAATAACAATAAACCACCTACTGCGAGTATTATACCTAATTTCGTGTGTTCAGGAGCATTAATCATAATTATAATACCCATTACATTCATACATAGATATATTACCCATTGAGTCACTAACCACATTACTTCACCTCTGGAATAACCTGATTAATCAGTCTTTTCGCGGTGAAATAGCCTACTAAAGTACCACCTATTAGCATTGTCATATATATAGCTAATAAGAATAACACAATAGTATACAATACTTCTATACCAGTCATTATATCCTTTCCGAGCCTTCGACAACAACCCGTTGAATAGGCTCATTTACTGTGTGTTTCATATCACTAGCAATCAAGTTAGCTAATGATATCAATGGTTATAGAGCGATTCGGTAATCAGTTAATCAATGATGTTTCGGTCAGAGTTAACTCATCACCAAACCGCAATTAATAACAACAATTATTTTATCGCTGTCGCTAGCGACTTAGCGATGAAATAATCAACAATAACAAAGACAATCGCAACAGCGATTGACATTGACGGGTTTGTAATCGACCCTCGCAAGATATCGATTTGTAATCGATTCTTGTATAGGGGGGTTTGTTATAGCATAGACCCACAATAGCAATGATAAGGAGAAATAGATGGCAGCACCACTAATAAAACTAGGAGGAGCAGCAGCATTTAGAATGCTTAGAACACTTTACAAAAGTGGTAAGGCGGCTAAAAAGGCGGCTGTTTCTGCGACTGCAAAAGTCTCGAACCCGACAGTCCGAAAAGGACTAGAAGGTGCTGGGAAAAAAGCAGCTAAAGCTGGAGCTCACCTAAGAAAACACCACAAAGCATACGGATTCGGTGTTACAGGTGCAGCAGCTTGGGATATTATCGATAAAGACTAATGAGTAAAAAGCTCCCAAAATGGGGCGTTAATACTTACGTCAGATCGACAAAGAAAAAACGACCAGGACGACATGCGAAATCCTACTCGAAGAGGATTCCAAAACGTTCCAAATATAGAGGACAAGGAAGATAAATGGCAACAACAATAACAGCATCAACATTAACGGTTACGTTAACAGAAGCTATTTCGTTAAACGGATACGACCAGGGATCATCGAATACCCTGTCGATTTCCAGTATTAACGAGGTTCATAAGCGAATACTTACAGTTCCTACTTCAGAAATAGAAGTAGTAGCGATGAGTACCGCTAACAGCTCAGGTACGTTTATCGAAGGAGACGTAAGATATATGAGATTTACGAATCTGGACGATACGAACCATGTGACGCTAACGTTCAAAAACGAAAACGATGACGAGTTCGCAATTAAACTAGACAAAGGACAATCCTTTATCTACAATGGCGACATGTCTGGAGGAGTCGTAGATACAATGGATGGCATAGACGGAACAGGATTAACAGTATCCCTAGGGGATTTAGTTAATGTAACTGCTTTAGCAGATACTGCCGCTTGCGATTTAGAAGTATTTGTGGCTTGTGTATAATGAAAGCAATAAGAAGTTTACATAGCATACCAGGATGGTTTAAGAAAACGAGAGCGAAAGTCGCTAAACAGCGTACTGCGTTCCGAAAAGATCTTAAAGACCCCGGGTTTGTTAAGACAGCTAAAATAGGTAAATTTAGAAAGATGTTCCATGGCTAGAAAATCCATAGAAAAATTAGCAGATAAGATTATTCAGCTATCCCCAGAGGAAGCAGAACAACTTTCATTAGTTATTAGAGCTAAAATGCTTCCAGAAATCGCAAAACAACAAGCAGGATTATTAGAACAAGCAGCGAATAATCCGCAATTGGCAGCGATGGGTCAAAGACGAGGCGGAAGAATGCCTATGCCAACTTCAGCAGATGCTGCTAGACAAGGACTGTTAAGATAATGCCAAAAGTAGGAAAAAAGAAGTTCAGCTATACTAAGAAAGGTAGAGCTGCAGCTAAAAAATACGCAAAAAAGAGAGGCAAAAAGGTTAAATACTAAAATAACGAGGAAACCATGGCAAAAAAATTTAAAATAACTAAACAACATAAATTCTTAGGTAAAACGCTACCCAAAGCAATTGGTGGAGCAGCTAAATTTGCCTTTAAACAACCTTTAACAGTAGCTGGTGCTTATATTGGTGCTAAAATGCTTAGTAAACCAATTCCAGGATTAAAATTTCCAGCCTCTAGACAATTCAATAAAAAAGGTAGAAAAATTTAATGTCAGAAGTTGAAAAAAATCCAAATTATGGCGGCAAAAGGGAAGGTGCAGGAAGACCTTTAGGGTCTAAAAGCACTAAACCTAAGTGGAAAAGTATGGAAGAAATGTCCATAAAATACCAACATTCCCCTTTAGATTATATGCTAGCTGTGTTAAATAATCCTATGAGTTCACCTGAACGTAAAATGTATGCAGCTGAAAAAGCAGCACCATTTGTTCACCCAAGGTTAGCTTCAACACAATCACGAATAGGATCTGATGAACCAATTGAAATCAAAGTCGAGTGGCAAAAAGACCAAGAAAATAAAAAAGATTGAAATTCCTTATAAGCCACGAGAATATCAATTAGAAGTACATAACAATAAAAAAAGATTTAATGTACTGGTTTGTCATAGACGATTTGGTAAATCAGTATTATCAATTAACGAATTAATTAAAACCGCAGCTGCTAAGCCTAGATCTTTATGTGCATTTATTGCACCAACTTACAGACAAGGTAAAGCAATTGCTTGGGAATATTTAAAATTTTACACTAAACCTCTAATGTATTTTGGAGGTGGACGAAATGAGACTGAATTAAGAATAGATTTATTTAACGGAAGTCGTATTCAAATATTTGGTGCAGATCATCCAGACTCAATCCGAGGAATGGGATTTGATGGAGTCGTAATGGATGAATATGCGATTATGTCACCAAGAGTCTGGACAGAAATTATACGTCCAGCAGTTTCTGATAAACTAGGATGGGTAATGTTTATTGGAACACCAATGGGTCATAATCAATTTTGGGAAGTATATGACTATGCACAACGTGGTCATAAAGATTGGATGGGTAAAATCTATCGAGCTTCCGAAACCAAAGTGATTCCAGATGAAGAGCTGGAACAGGCACGTGCGATAATGACTGAAGAACAATTCGAACAGGAGTTTGAATGTTCATTTACTGCAGCAGTCTCAGGCAGTTATTATGGAAGATTAATAACTAAAG